GCAATTAAAATAATAGCTAATATAAAAATTATTGATTGAGAAATAGTATATAATATACTATAACCTGGTTCTACTTGTTTATTTAATTTTAATATTTTAATTAAATTTATAAAAATTTTAGCAAAAAAATGTAAAATAGGATGGGAAATATTCCAATATTTACTATTTTCAGTTTCAGTAAATAATTGGTAACAAAGACATTTGTAATATACATATTTATCTTTTTGGTTATTAACATTTAAATCCCAATCTTTATACTTATATATTATATCCCTATAATTATTCATCATATTTTGTCTCATCTTTTTACTATAAATTACACTATGTGTACCAACTGATAATATATGAGAAAAATGTTTTAAATTGGATATATTTGGTAACATTAAAAATGGTATACAACCTAAATAATAAATAAAATCTTCCCCTTGTTTCTTTTTTAAAAATTTATTAATGCTATTAATATGTTTTTTATTTTTTATTTTTTTATTAAAAATGAAATCATCTTCTAAAATAAGAATATTTTCATATTTTTTATCATTAGCATGTCTAAAAATTTGAAGAAAAGCATCAATTAAATCATTAGCAGGATAAACTATATTTTTAGTTTTATTACATTTTTTAAATCCTTGATTAAGTAAAATATATACTTGTCTAGTAGGATTATATTCATTAATTTGATTAATAATATTATTATATCTATCATTACCAACTAAATTAATAATATATGTAGCATCAACAGTTTCATCAAAAAGTCCATTTTTAAATTTGATACTTTTAAATTCATAACATTTTAAATTATAATTTAAAATTTGTAATAAGTTATTATTTATTTTATAATCCATTATTAATGAGTTATAAAATATTATAAATAATTTTAAATATTAAAATCGACTGTAATATTTTTGATTTCAATTTTTTTTTCAATTTGATCTAAATTATTATTAGGTATAATATTATTTTCATTTTCAGTTTTTAATATTTTATAAAAATGATTAATATTACAACATATTCCTTTATTACAACAATTAAATTTAATGTACTCTGAATCATTTAAATCACCTATATAATTTAAGTATAATAATCTATGAAGAGCTATTTTTTTTCCGTTATAATAAATATTAATATATAAATTTTTATTAATATAACCATTCCATAATGAACAATCATTATCAAAAATAGATTTATTTAAATATTTACTAATTCGCTTCAAATCATAAAATGATAATTTTTTATTAATTATATTTTTTCTTTGATTTTGTATTAATTCAACTAATATATTGTCATTTTCAGCCATATTTTTTTAATATATACATATATTTATAATTTATTATTATAAATAATAAATTGAATATATATTTTTAGGGATTGTGTTTGAAGAATCAAAATCAAATTTTAAAAATATTGTTTTATTTAAAATACTTTCATTAGTAAATTTTTTAATAGTTTCATTATTTACAGGTATTTCTCCTTGTAAAAATATATATTTGATATTAGAATAATTATCATAAACAATAATTGGAATTGGTATGATTTGACTTAGAATATATAATTCTACTTGACCATCTGAATTAAATGATGTTTTTCTAAATTTATTTAACGTAGATTCAAAAAAGTTAGAATCATTTTTAAAATATTTTAATAAGTATTTTTTAATTTCAGGATCTCCTTTATTTAGATTGTTTTGTATATAATCAATTATATTAGCTTTAAATAAATATGTTAAATTTGTTTGAAGATCATTTAAATATCCTAAATTTCTAGATTCTATATCATATAATGGATTATTAATCCAGTAGTATGAATTAACATATGCTCTAATTATAGAATCTTTGTTTGGAGTTATCATTTGGATAAATTGTTTACCCATTTCAATAAGATCTGGATAAAAATCTTCAATAACATCTTCAAAAATCTTAGAAAATTGACGTTTACCAAGTGATGGGATTTTATCTTTACCAAATAATTCACTCATTAATTTATTAATATTAAAATTAGAAGATTTTATAATTTTTTGATCATTTCTATTAGTATATAGAGTATTATCAACAATATCTGAAACGTAATAATTAGATTCTTGAATAATTTCTTTAAATTTTATTCCATCTTGAATCATTTCTTCAATAACTCTATTAACTGAGTCTATAGCAATATTTTCTATTAGTTGTATTTTACAAGTATCATTTTGCCAAATACAATGAAGATTAAGATTACATTTATCTTTAGTTGTATTAATTTCACAATAATCACGTACATTTGATATCAAATAATTTTTTAAATCTGGAATATTTTTAACTAAAAAAGCCATTAAATTACTATTTTTAGCACCACCTTTTTTTTCATTAGATAATTTATATTGAGTACTAAGTTTTGGATCAATAATCATAAATAATATTTTTCTTAATTCGTATTTTTTATCTTTTTTATTTAATCTAATATTTCTAACTATTCCAATAATTTTATCTTTAATTTCAGTATTTTTATCTAAAAATAAACTTAATTCTAATCTATATAAATTATATGTTTCACTCAGATAATTATGTTCTTTAACTCTTTTATTTCTATTATCATAAATTTGTTTATTATCCCAATTTATAATTTCATAATCTAATGTTTCTTCCAAAGGTTGAAATGCTATTGATAATCCTAATTTTTTAATATCTTTTTCTTCAACTGTCTCATTTTCTATTTGTATAGTCAAACTATTTTCTAATAATACTGATATAATTCTTATTTTTGAATCAATTTTTTTATCATAAAATACAGTTTTAACAATATATTCTAAATTTAATAATTTATTTACATTTTCTAATAATTTAATGGTATTTGATAAACTTAACCATTTTATTTTACTATTTTTTAAATAACCTAAATTATAATTATAATCTATACCAGAAGGTTTAGTAGGTAATAAAATTCCATTATCTAATTCTAAATATTTACATTTATGTCTATCGTCAATATATTGTTTATTTACTTTAAATTTTAATTGAAATAATTTTTGAATTATATTTTTGGCTGTAAGAATATTATTTGATGAAATTTCATTAATTATAGAATTAATACAACTTTTAGAATGATATTTTTTAAGTTCTATAATAATTTTTTCTAAGGGACCATTCAAACTAAAATATTTTTGTAAATTTATTTTTTTAGTAATTTTTTCATCTTTTTGTACTCTATAAATAGGAAAATAATATTTATCTTCTCTAATTAATATTACAATATCTCTATCTTGATCAAGATAGTAATTATTTTCATTATTTAAACATTCTAAATAATATTTTTCTTTTATTTTTTCTTTTTCAAGTGGTTTTTTAATAATAGTTGTTTGTTTACTTAAGATATAAAAATTTATTCCTTTTGATGATATTACTTCTGGAATAGCTAATAATTCTCCTACGATATCATATTCTAAATAATTAGATGTATTTAAATGTTCAATATATTTTTCTCTGGTTTTAAATGATTCAATTATATCTCCATTATTTAAATAAGTAAAAAATTTATTATCTTTATCTTTTTCCATAAATTTAATCATTTTATCAATTAATGTTTTAACTGTCATTTCATAAATACTAGCCAAAGCTACTAGAAAATGATAATAATCATGTTTGACGGTATATTTAAAAAAATATCCAGATTTTGATTCCAATAAATAATGGTTTTTAATTTTTTGATCATGATTCCAAATTTTATTAAAAAATATATCTAAATATTTTGGCAGTAAAATAAATCTACCTTCCTGAATTTTATTAGTATCTTGTAAAATATATAATTTATCTCCTAGATTTGAACTAATATTTTTATCTAATTTTTCTTCTTTTGTTTTTTCACCCACGCACTTTAAGAAATAATTTCTTTTCTCTTTATTTGCTCCCACTGAATGATCTTTTTTAAAACAACAAGGCATACATAAATCACTTGGATTGTTACCCCTAGTTAAAAATCCTATATACATATGTTCTTGATTTTCAGATGGATCACATGTATAAAAATTATATGTATTATTTTCACCAGAAAGTTTAACAGCTTTAATTACTGTTTTATAAACTTTACCTTTAATTTTCATATCAACAGTTTTTTCATAAAATCCTGTTTGTTTGTTTAATTTATAGCCATTTTTTATTAATTTTTCTAGTTGATCGCCAGGAGTTATTTCTGGTCTACGTTTTTTATCATTACCAGAATTTTGGCATGAACGTGTCCACTGATTTTGACCTTTTTCTGGTTTATACGCTAATCGAGCTTTATCTAATGATGTTATTGATTTAACTGTTTTAATACTTTTATCATAATCCATAACACCAATTACTTTATGACGCCTTTTAGCAATCTTATTTAAATTTTTTAACATTTCTTTTAGTTTTTGAAATTCTTTCTTTTTGTATAAATAAGTTTCAACATAAAGATATATTAAAACTTTTATAAAATCCAACATTTCTTCTAATTGTTCTTTATTACGAGCACCTTCAATTCTTATTTTATATCTATCTCTATCACGACCTTGAATATCTATACCGATACCTGGAGGCTTAGATTTAGGTAAGCTTTTTAGTTTTTTCAATAATTTTTTTGATTTTTTAATAACTTTACTATATTTTTCTCTTACATAATCTAACTCTCTAGCTGCAACATCACCTATTATATTAAATTGTTTTGAAATTTCATCTATTAATTCTCTATCATTTAATTCATAATTTCTTAAAAAATAAAGTATTCTTAAATGCATTTTTATTCTATTATCATATTTACTTATTCGTTTATATCTTAAATAAGTACCATATTTGGATGTCTCTTCTTCTCCTTGTTCTTTTTTTTTAGATATACGTTTTTTGGGTTCAATTACTAAACTAACATAAGGGAAGAAAAATCTAGAGAAATCAGATAGATCATCATGATTTATTTTAAAATTTTCAGGTATTGTAAATTTTTGAATTGTGTTAATAAATGCATATTTAAATCTATCATCTTGTGGTAATATAAATTTTATTTTTTTATTTTCACTATTAATTTTCTTAAGTAAATCTCGTACATAATTATATGTTTCATTAATATCATTAACCGTAGCTTTATCATCTTCTTTCCAAGTAATTTTATATTCTATTCTACCATTTTCATGTAATCCAATACTAATATATTTATCATCAATTTTAATTTTATCATTATTAATTTTAATTTTAAAACTGATACCATAAGGAGCATTTTCAAACCATTTTGATAAAACCTCTTGATTATCTAATTTTTCAGCGCGAGTGTTAAATTTATAAGTTATTTGAGAATCTGGAGTTTGAAATTGGATGAATGGATATTTTTTATCAACAATGAAATTATCAAAAATTCGATATAAATTATATTTTGAATCTGAAGTTGTACCTGTAATGTTTTTAGGATCTGCAATATTAACATGTATAATCGATTGAATAATATGATTTTCTAAAAATAAGTTATTAAATTTACCCATATTAATTTTTCCTTGTTCAACAGTTTCTTCAATTATAGTTTCTAATTTAACATCATTTTTAATAGTACCAAATGATGATTCAATAATTTGATTTTCTTTCTCTGATTTTCCATTTAATAATTGAATAATTAATTCTAATCTTTCGTATGTTATCAATGGATAATAAATATTAACATAAACATCATATATGTTACGCTTTTCTTCTGGTTCTGGTTTATAATTTAAACCTAAATCATTATAAATATCTAACATAAATATTTCATTCATTGTTATAAAATTTTCATAAAATCTTATAATATTAGTTTCATCGTCTTCGCGTTTAATTTTATATCCAAAACTATCTTTTAAATATGATAAATTGTTTCTAAGTTTTTCATATACTTTTATATTCTCATTTGGTTTGATATCTATTTTTAATAATTCATTACGTCTAATCCATTTTTGACCCAACATTACAAGATCATCTTTATTATCTATTTTATATTCACTCCAAAAATATTGGGCTTCAGGTAATAATCTTATTGATTTACCAAATTTTGTAGATATTGGTAATGAAACAGTTATTTTTTGTCTCATATTTTTTATAGTATCATCCTTAAAAATATATTGATCGGTTATATAATACTTTTTATAAATATCTTCTATTTTTGTATCATATGTTAAATCATCATTTGAATCATCGTAAGTTTTTTCTAATTCTTCTATCTCTTTATCCCATTTTTTATCATTTATTGCTTCACTAATTAATTTTGATGTTTCTATAATTGTTTTTGCATTCTCTTTATCAACAGTTGAATATAATTTTGTAATTTCATCTAAATTAAAATCTTCTTCTATTTGTTCTTCAAAATCTTCTTCGCTTATTTCTTGTATATCATCATCATCGTCATCTTCATTATCAGTTTTTTCATTATCAGTATCTTCATCAGATTCATTATTAGATTTTTCTATTTTACCACCATATTTAATTAAATCGAATCCTCCCAATAATGGATTATTTTTTTCAGATAAAGCTATTTTTGCTGTAATTTTTTCAATATCACCATAAGTTCTAAAATCCATTTCTATTTTTCTAGTTTGTGTTTTGATTTTATTTCTCATTAATAAATTATTATAATACATAGATGAAAATGAATATGATATTTTTTTCAATGGTGGATTATCAATATGTTCATTAAACCATTCCTTACCATATTTAGATTCTATTGATTTTTTTTTTGTAGCATTATTAATAATATTTAGTCTTTGATTATTAATATGATAACTAATAAAAAATTTCTCATACCAAAATTTACCGTAATATTGTTCTAATTTTTCATAATCAGTTTTTGTTAAAAAATTAAAAGTGGAAAATAAATCTTTATCTATAATTGATTCTAATATTTTCATTATTTCTTTTTGTACTAATGAACCAATATATATGTATACTTTATATTGTATCCTTCTGTTATTATTTTTATATTTATGTATTATTTTTATTGGATCTCTCATATTATATTCCAATAGAAATAATTTATATTATAATTATATGAATTTTTAAATAATTAAATGATTGAAGAACTTAGTATCATGCCACAATATTCTACAGGAATATTTGAATAATCTATTTTTTTATAGATATTAATTTTAATTGCTTCTTTTACTAATTTTTTAAATATTTTTTTAAATAATTTACCATGTCCTATTTCAGGACAAGCAACATGAGCTATTTCATGTATTGCAACATACATTAGTAAATTTATATCATGAAGTTTATTTGTTTTCTTACTTCTCAAACAAAAAGATAATTC